TTCTCAGGTTACAATACCTTCTGAAAGCATACAAGCTTCAAATCAAGGATTGAGTTATGCGGGATATCAAGCTCCTGTTACTATGAATCAAAGAGATCCTTATAAAAAACTTTCCATATCTTTTATAGAAACAAACAGTTCTTTTTTAGATTTTATAATAAGACCTTGGATTATTTCGGTTGGTTATTATGGATTTGTGACAAGAGCAAATAAATTTAATTTAAAAGCAAGGAAATTAGACGTTGTTTATATTGCAAAATCTGGAAGTTTCAACAAGCCTCTTAAAAGAAAGTTAATAAGATTTCATAACGTAGCACCTATATCAATGGGAAATTTAAGTAATAGATATTCTTCTGATGGTTTACAAAATATTAGTGTAGATTTTGCATATGATTATTATACTGTAAGTGCCGAAGATTCTAATGTAAAGGGAATTTCATCCGAATTGTCAAGCCCTTCTTCTGGCTCTTCTTCATCCTCTAGATCTACTTCTCAATCACAAAACAACTTGCTTGGAATTTCAGGACTCGGAACAACTTCTATAAACGATTCTACCGATTTTAGTGGAGAAGTTGCTACACAAACAAGAACACAGACAGTAACCCCAAGATTTGGATCTTTGGCACTTCAAAACAAAAGTTTAGTTGGGGTTACAGGAACAAATTCATCTGGACAAAGATTTACTACATTTGGTATTACACAATCTCCACAACAACCATTTAGACTTCAATCTCAAACAAATTCTCCTTTAGTTGTTGGGGTTTAGTAGATTTATTTAAATTTTGAAGTAAAATATTAAATGGAATATTTCATGTACAATGTGGAGCTTCCTTTATCTAATAATCAATTATTTTATAAAGAATTGACTTCTAAACAACAATTAACATTGGCGAAAGCGAATATAATGTTTCCTATAGAAAATGAAGATTCGTCTGATTATTCTAAAATAGTAAAAGAAGTTATTTCAAATTGTGTAGAAAATAAAGAAAATTTTTATAAATTAAACGTAATAGAGTATTTGTTATTTTTAACAAAACTTAGAATTGTTAGTATAGGAAATACTTTAGAATTGTCGTTTCAAAATTCTGAAGATTCTTCAGAAATGGCAATAAAAATTACCATAGACTTAAATGTTTTTATGAAACTTTTGTATGAAGCTGCTGAAGAATCATTGAAAAATAACATAATAAAATTTAAAGATATAGAAGTAAAATTAGATTGGCCTTCTATAAAATCGGAAAACTGTTTTTTAAAACATAAAGAAGATTTAGTAGATTATATAATTTCTACTATACCAGAATATATAAAATATATAAAAACTAAAAACAAAAAAATACTATTTGAAAATTTTTCACATCTTGAAAAAATAAATTTGTATGAAAATCTTCCTATAAAAATAAAAGATTCTATACAAGAATATGTAGTCGAAATAACAAAAAAAATGTCAGAAAAAAATTTATTTGATATTAAAAAAATGGATTATTTAAAATTTAGTTTGTACAATAAATCACATCAACACATTATTCGATTGCTTTTTTCTGAAAGTTTGAGAAACATATATCAAGAGTATTATATCTTAGCATCTAAAAATATAAATCCATCTTATGTTGATAATTTAACTATATCTGAAAGAAAAGTATATTCTTCTTTTGTAGAAGAAGAATTAAAAGCTAAAAACGAATCTCGTTCAAATTCCAGTTCAAATAAAAATTCTGTAGATTTAGCTTCATTAATGAGTGAATTTGGGGAGTAGTAGAGTAATTAATTTCATGTCAGAACAAAATTCAAATATAACAAATTTTACAGAAGCAGTAGATCTTTTAAACAACATTTCAAAAGAATCCTTTGTAGCAGATGTTTGGATTCCTTCTATGGAAAAAACTGTTAAAATTCAAGAAATAACAGCAAAACAACAAAAATCTTTGATAGAATCTGCAATAGATTCTGTAATTTCTAAGTCTACATTCTCTAAGTTTTTTTATGAAATAGTTTATTTAAATTGCTTAGAAGAAAAAAATGTTATAGAATCTTTTACTATTATAGATAAGATTTCTATTGCATTGTCACTTCGTCAGCAGATATCTGATACTTTAAAAATAGTTTTTCAAGAAAACCCAAAGATAGAAACTAATGTAAAAATTTCCGATGTTATAGAAAAATTTTTAACCTATAAACATCCCAAATCCGAATCTATATTATTTTCTAAAAATGGAGTAGAAATAGAAGTTGAAATGTCTATTCCATTGCTTTCAGAAGAAGGAAATTTTGATTTATACATTTACGGAAATGATAAAAAAGAAGAAGATCAAATAAAGGAAATTAAAGATTTAATAGCAAGTGCATTTTTGGGAGAAACCGCAAAATTCGTAAAAGATATAAAAATTAACGGAAATTCTATAAATTATAACACTTTACACATACCACAAAAAATACAATTTATAGAAAAACTACCTGCTTCTTTAATTCAAAACACACTAGAAAAGGCAGTGGAATGGAAATCAGAAGTTGATAAAATAATATCAATAAATCACGTACAAAACGGTGAAAATTACACAAAAACTATAGAAGTTGATAGTATACTATTCTTAAGTAATTGAATATAAATAAACATATAGATTAAGTATTCTATATGTCTTTAGAAGAATTAGACAGTTTTTTAAAAGAGCGTGGAATTGCCTTAGAAGGGTCGGTAAAATCTGCCGATTTTTTAAGGATGGTTTTGGGTGTTCCCGAAGAATATTCTTCTAATGAAGCATATAGTAAATTAAGAATTACTAATCTAAGAGAAGGTTTTTATAATATATTCAATTCTATTGTTGGAAAATTGAGAATAGAATCGGATAACATAAATTATAAAGAACTTATAGATAAAATTTTAGCAGTTCCTGAAAAAAAACCAGATTCTTTTATAAAATATGATGATTTAAGAGAAAAGATTTTAAATAAATCTGTAGAAGTTTCTGAAAAAATAAAATCTTCTTTGGATGAAGTTACAGAAGAATCTATAAAAATGGCAATAAATCCTATTGCTGAATTAGAAGAGAAGAAAAAAAAATTAATAGAATCTATATTTTCACAAGTTTCTAATGAAGGTACAAAGAATTTATTACAATCTTTAGGGGAGTATAAAGGCAAAGAAAGATTAGAAAGATTAGATGCAGGAGAAGATTTAAGTGGAAAAATATCGAATAAATCAGAAAATTTTAATTCTTCAATGTCTTATATATTTGCGGAAAAATTATCACAAATTTCTGATAATTTTATTTCTAAATTATCAGAAAGCAATTTATTTTCTAAAAATTTGGGTGATAAAATGGAACAATTTATTGCTTTTCAAAAAGAAAAGATAACATTTGATGAATCAAAAATAAAAGAAATTTCAGAAAAAAGCAATCTTCCTTTAGAAAAAATAGAAGAACTTTTTAAATTGGCTGAAAGAAAAAAAAGAGATACTGATAAATTTAGTAAGGAATTATATACAGGAGATCCTAATAATTTAAAATTTACATTAGACGAAAAATCCGTTTCTGAAATAATGTCAAATTTAAATTTAACTTGGTTTGAAGAACTTAGATTAATAAAAGGTATGTATAGTACTTTAGAAGATTCCAATAAAAAATTAGAATCTATAGATAAAAAAAGCGGAGATACAGGAATGGGTGGTATTCTTTTGGCGTTAGGTGGAAGTCTTATGACTGGATTAGCCACCTTACTCGGACCCATTCTTACAACAATAGGCGGTCTTCTTTTAAAAATTAGTGGTATAGTATTAGCATTAGGTTTTTTGGGAAAGCCTTTGGCTGGATTGATTGATCAATTAACAGGAACGGAATATGCAACGGGTGCTGTAAATGTTATTTCAAATGCACTTGGTATACAAAAAAACGGAAGATTGGAATTAGATACGTTTAAAAATATAGCATTGGCAGGTGCTGGGTTATTTGCTGGTGGTGGTGTTTTGAAAAGACTGGCAACAGCTAGAGGAAGAAAAGAGTTGTTACAAACAGGAAAAAGAATTTCTGGTTACGCAGCACCAGCTAGGAATTGGGTTGCTAGTAAATTAGGATTTGGTACTAAAGCAGCGGGGGCTGCTGCTGCAAATGCAACAAAGGCTGGTACGGCTGCTGTAAACGCAGCAAATACCGCCGCAAAAAGTACAGGGATGGTTACAAGAGCTATACAGGGATTGGGTGCTTTTAGTGGAGCGGTTGGAGCTTCTGTTAAAAAATTTGCATTTGGGACAATGGC